AAAGAGAAGTATTACATCAAGTTATATGCCGATAAAGGCTATCAGCTTAGAAATGTCAGTTTAGGCGGTCAAGGAGAAAATCGTGCTAGTGGTTCAATAGGCGAGAGAAAGGCACCTAAAGGCTATATGCAAGGCATACAGCAAGGTAAAAAGGTGTTAGCGAGGGAATTATCGTCTATCGCTGAAAAGCACCTTATAATCCGCTTAAAGCCAGAAAAAGAGCATAATAAGGTGTCACAGAAACAGTATGAAAAGTTTATGGATTTATTGAAAGTGGGTGAAAGTGAATGACAAAAGCGGAAGAACTTTTAAACAAGGCAAAAGAAAAATACGCAGAGGGAGAAAAATACAGAAAGCTTGCCAATAGTTATTTTGAAAGTTGTAGGGAATATACGATTGAATACAGGGTGGAAAGTGTAGATAGGGTTTTGGATTTTATTCGTGATGAATACAGAGCCGGCAGAATTTGCAACCTTGAAATACTATTGTGTCATTGCCAAAACAAGCTGAATGGAAATATTGATGGAACGGAATTAGACCTTGATGAGCATTTAAGAGGAGTTCCTTTTGAGAAAGTGGGTGATTCGGAATGAATGATTACAATGGCTGTAGATACGAAAACAGCACAGATATAGAGGTGCATTTAGAATTTTGTACGAATTGTAAAAGAGCCTATTCCAATGAAGAAGATAGGGAATTTCACGAAGATAAGTATAGAACTATAGACTAAAAATCAAAGAAAGGAATAGGTTGTGCGCACATAAAACCGAGGTTTCCTTTTGGTAGATTTAAAATGCTAGAAAATGGATTGTATAAAATGGATTGCAGGGATGGGCTTAAATTAATAGATGATGGAATGATAGATATTGTAATGACAGATATTCCTTATAATATTTCTCAAAAAAAGTCTATTGATAGAAGTGCGATAGATAGCAAGGCATTAAAGAGAAGCGGAAACAAAAAAGAACTCAATTTCAATTATGGCAAATGGGATTTCTTTGCAGATAATGAGGCGTATTTCAGCTTTATTCAGAGCGTCTTTGTCGAAGTGTATAGAGTTATGAAAGACAGTGCTAGTCTATATATGTGGGTTCCTAAAAATGAGGTATCTTTTATTGAATATATACTTAAAGATATAGGATTCCATGTTAGAAGTACATTGGTTTGGTGTAAAACCAATCCTTGCCCTCAAATATTTAAGGTTGGATATATGTCTAGCACTGAATTTTGCATTTTTGCTACAAAGTTGCCAGGTGCTAAACATTATTGGAATATCGAGAAAGGACAGAAACAATCTTTTTGGGTAAAACCAATTTGTCAAGGCAATGAGAGGACGGAACACCCGAATCAAAAGCGACTTGATATTGCAGAGGATATGATTACTCAATCTGCAAGAAATGGTGAACTACTTTTGGATCCATTCGCAGGAAGTGGAACTTTTGCAATAGCGGCACATAATTGTGGATTAAAATTTATCGCATTTGAAAATGATGATAAAAATTATAAAATTGCTGAAAGCCGAGTAAAAGCCGAGACATCACAGATGAAATTATTTGACTTTATAGGAGATACAGAATGATAGTACATTGTTTATTTGAACAGTCGGGCACATTCAAGAATGCTTTCAAAAAGTATGGAATTGAAGCCTATGACTATGATATTCAGAATGAATTTGGCGAAACCGACTATGTTACCGACCTTTTTAAAGAGATAGAAGAGGGGTATCAAGGTGAACCGAGTTTGTTTGATAAGATAAGCCCTGATGATTTGATATTTGCGTTTTTCCCTTGCATAAGGTTTGAAAATCAGATAATGCTGTGGTTCAGAGGACAGTCGGCAAGTCAGAAAAAATGGTCTTTGGAAGAAAAATGCGAATTTGATATGAATTTGCTTAAAGAAGTTTCACTTATGTATGATTTGGTAAACAAAATGTTTATTATTTGCACGAGAAAAGGATTAAAGCTAGTAATGGAGAATCCTTATTCAGAAGAGCATTTTTTAAGACGATATTGGTGCTATTCCCCAGCGGTAATTGACAGAGATAGGAGAGATAGCGGAGATTACTTTAAAAAGCCTACACAGTATTGGTTTTTGAATTGCGAGCCACAGAACAATCTTATTTTTGAGTCAATTAGTTATAACGCTATCGAATGTAAGGACGCTATAAAAACAATGACAAAAGAGCATTGTGTAAAAGTAGGGACAGACAATGTTAAAACAGCAAGGTCAATGATACACCCACAGTACGCAGATAGATTTATCAGGCAATATATTCTTGATGAAGAAATATGGAGAGGCAAATAATGAAAGACGAAACAAAGCAGGAAATACAGATTTTACTTGACCTACTAAAGGAAAGTCTTACAAGAAATGGTGTAAGTATGGCAACCGACAATAGCGGTAACTTGATGTTCTTTGACACAACGGCTTATATCAAGAGTAAAGGCAAGGAATTTGACGGATTCAGAGTTAATATCAATGATTTAGTGAAGTAACAATGTGACAGAACTTGAAGAGGTAATTATGGCAGGCAATTTTATTAAAATTGACAGAAAGATTTTAAAGTGGGAATGGTGGAGTGATATTAATACATTTAGACTTTTTATGTATATGTTGATAAGTGCCTATTGGAAAGACGGAAATTACAAAGGCAAGATAATTGAAAGAGGGTCTTTCCCCTCTTCAATATCTGAATTATCAAAAGAAACTAATTTGTCTGTAATGGAAATTCGTACCTCGCTAAAACACTTACAATTAACAGGCGAAATAACAAGCAAAGCAACAAACAAATTCACGATATTTACTGTGGTTAACTACAATTTGTATCAAACGGATAACAAGCAAGATAACAAACAAATAACAAGCAACTTAACAAACAATCAACAAACAGATAACATTCTATTAACAAACTCTATATTAAAAGAAAGTAAGAATGAAAGAACAGAAGAAATTAAAGAAGATAAGAATATAAAAGAAAAAGATATTACTAACGTAATATCCAAAAAGAAAAGTTATTATCCAGATGATGAATTACTTGATGAAGCATTTAACGAGTATGTGACAATGCGCAAGAGAATTAAAAAACCTATCTGTACTGACAAGGCATTACATAGGGCTATGAATACTCTCGAAAAGCTGTCTGGCGGAGATAATGACTTAGCCATTGAAATTCTTAATCAGTCAGTAGACCATTGCTGGCAAGGGCTGTTTGAGCTGAAAGAAAATAATTCTAATAAACAGCAAGGCAAGAAAAATGTATTTGATGAATGGATGGAGGCAATGAAATGACAAGGGAACAGGTCGGAAAACTTCTAATGACGATACAAGCTTATTATCCTAACTACAATCCGCCAGATAAAGAGATTACTCTTAATGCTTGGCATATAATGCTTGCTGAATATCCAGAAGAATTAGTTTTACAAGCGTTAAGGGCTTGCATTGCAACTAACACGAGTGGTTTTGCACCAGATGTAGGGCAGATAATGAGTAAGATACAAACTATATCGCAGCCACAGGAGCTTGACGGGATGACAGCTTGGGGATTGGTTAGTAAGGCGTTACGGAATGGTACTTATGGAGCAGTTGAAGAATTTAACAAGCTACCGCCACTTGTAAAACAGGCGGTTGGTTTGCCAGATAACCTTAAAAACTGGGCAACATCAGATTATCAGACGATTGAAACAGTAATACAATCGAATTTTCTAAGAACTTACGAAACGGTTGTTAAGCGTGCAAATGAAATAAATCGTATGCCAGGCGACATTAAATCACTTATCAAAAAGACGAATGCAAATTCGTATAAGGCTCAAATCGAGCAAAAATTCCAAAGAGATATGAATACATTACAAATTAAAGAAAATGCCCTTATCGGTCAAAATACAAGCACAGAAGAATATATCGAAGTACCCAAAGAGATACAAGATAGAATTGACAGAATGAGAGGTTGATTTTCAATGGAGACAACGCCAATTAGTCCGCAGAAGAAATTATATAATTACCGCCGAGAGAATGGATTGTGCCCTAAATGCGGCAAGCCGCTTGATAGAAAAGGCTTTTATTGCGAAGAATGTAGGGAGAAGCAAACGGCTTACAGCAGAGAAACTAGAGAACTTTGCAGGCAGTTTAAAATCTGCCCGGAATGTCGCAAAAATAAACTTGTGGGTGATGAAAAGATATGCCCGGAATGTTTGGCTAACAAAGCTGAATATAGAGCTAATCACCCATTAAGTGATGATAAGCGAAGAAAAAACAATGAAGCATTTAAACAATATTCAAAAAACTTATATGCTGAACGTAGAAAAGCTGGCATATGTGTTAGATGCGGCAAGGCTAAAGCTGTTAAGGGCAAAGCAAAGTGTTTTATATGTCAGAATAAAGATAATGCTATCCACAGAAAAAGAACTGAAAATAGGCAAAATATAAAAGAATATCGCAAAGAAAATCACTTGTGCTATTACTGTGGAGAACCTATTGACAGACCGCAAGGACAGTTGTGTCAAAAGTGCTGGCAGATAGATTATGAAAGGGGCAAGAGCCTTAAGAATGACAATGGCAAGCATTTATGGCGGTATGATAATCATTTTTTAAGAAAGTGGTGAACAAATGGAAGAAGAGAAAGATGAAATTATGCAAAGAATACAAGAATTAGAGTACTCAATACATATCCGCACTTTAATTCTGAAAGAAATGCAAAAAGTTTTAGAAGAAAATGTTCAAAACCAAGTTTTAGTACAAAAAATAATAAAGAAAATTGTCAAAATACTTGATAAATAAGGAGTATGTATGAGTAAATCAGAACAGAAAAAGTTTAAGGAGCAAATGTTACGTGTTCAGATGAACAGAATTAGCAATGAACAGCAAAGGAAAAATTTTGAATCAGCATTGATATTAATTTTATGGGTACTACACGATAAGTTTGGTTTCGGACAGCAGAGATTAACAAAAGTACAGAGAGAACTTAAAGTACTTATAGATAACTATAATGACGGATTATTCACAGCGGAAGAGCTTGTTAATCAGTTATACGAAGAAACAGGAATAGAACATATTAAGTTTAAATGAGGAGATAGGCTTATGAAGTTTTCAGAACTGACTAAGCCGGAGCTTGATGAAATAATTGAAAATGCCAATTTCACAGAAGAGGAACTAAGAATTTTCGAGTTGCTTGTGGGTAATATGAGCTTAGAACAGGTTAGTCAAAGACTTATGTTATCCAAAGCAACAATTTCAAGAAGAGTTAAGGATATAAAAATCAAGATAGAAAGGACTGATGACATGGTTAAAACAATTCCTATATGGGAAAAAGTTACATTAACAGTTGAAGAAGCGTCCGAATATAGCAATATCGGAATTAATAGAATCAGCAGTATGCTTAATGAAATTAGCTGTCCATTTGTTCTAAAGGTGGGGAATAAGCGACTTGTTAAGCGTAAAGAATTTGAAAAATATATAGAAAAAAACAACGAAATATAGAGATATATTGAAATATATGCCTTGATGTAGTAATATGTGGTTGTCTATATCAAGGCTTTTTTCAAAAGAAAGGAGCTTTTGAATGGGAAAAGATTTAAAAGGTAAAGAACTAGGTGTAGGATTGTCGCAGCGAAAGGACGGTGTGTATCAAGGGAGATATAAAGATAGATTTAATAAGATTAAATATATTTATGGCACAAAGTTATCAGAAGTTAAAAAAGAATTGGCTGTTGCAATAGCAGAAAATATTCAATTTACAAGCATTAGAGATGATATTAAGCTGGACGATTGGTTTAATCGTTGGATAGAAGTGTACAAAAAGAAAAGTGTACGCCCTAATACCCTTAGAGAATACACTCACATATACAATAAAAATATATCACCTTTTTTAGGAAATCGCAACATAAATTCCTTTGTTAAATCAGATATTCAAACACTAATTGATAAAATAGCTGATGACAATTATAAATATGAACGGCAGAACAAGATTAAGGTTATACTTAATGATATGTTCAGTAGAGCAATAGAAGATGACTTAATGATTAAAAATCCAGCAAAAGGTGTAAAGCTTAGGGCTGATAAAGAACTTAAAGCTTTCACACTAACAGCAAAACAACAGATAGAGTTTTTAGAAGCAAGTAAAGGGACATTTTACGATAATTTGTATAATGTGGCAGTTAATACAGGCTTGCGCCCAGGAGAACTGTTTGCACTTACACCTAATGATATACACTTAGATGAGGGGTATATTGATGTTAATAAGACACTTGTGTATCAAAAATACCTTGATGATAAGTGCAAAACTTTTCACATTGAGCCGCCTAAAACCAAACAGAGTTATAGACAAGTACCTATTAACAGCGAATGCATTAAATATCTTGAAAAGCAGTTCGAATTAAAGGATATTGTAAAGTGCAAAAGACCTAAAGAGCAGAACAATTATTTGTTTGTGACAAGTTATAACACGCCTCTCAATTCGCAGATTTATTCAGATTCAATTAAAGCTATTGTTAAGCAGATAAATCTTGCAAGAAGTTTTGATAACGAATTTCCTGTGTTTAGTGGACATACTTTAAGACATACTTTTGCTACAAGATGTTTTGAAGCAGGTGTGCAGGCAAAAGTTGTTCAATCATATTTAGGTCATGCAACTCTTAAAATGACAATGGATTTATATACACACGTAACAGAAGAAAGAGCGGCAGTAGATATTGAAAGAATTGTGAAAGACAAGGACAACATTGTTGATTTTAAAAAAAGTGCTGTGTAGTAAGTGTGTAGTACTACACACATTAAAACTGAAAAAACCACAAAATAAGAGGGTTTAAGATGTATAATATATTTAACTTGGAAAACTTATTACGTATATCAGACTACCCCTTATGACCTTAATGATAAGGTTCAGACGTATGGGAATTAGGGCTGGGATTTGTTGTTGTTTGGAAAGTAGGTGATGTTATGCTTGCAACTATGAAAAATGAATATAATAAGTTGTCAGATATTGAAAGATTTATAACAGATGGAAGATTAACAGAGCCTTCAAATGGAAAGCGTTTTGAGTGGCGTGAAATGATTGAAGAAGTTAAAAAACTAGGAAGACCATTGAAAGAGGAAGAAACAAAAAAATTTAGAATTAAGTAGTTGAATATTGCTATTTGGAGAAATAAAATAGTGATAGACATAATTATTTTGAGGTCGGAAATGGTTCCCGACATACTCTTTTGAGTACCTGAGATGATGGATACACCGCCCATCCAAAGTAGTTATGTTTTTATTATAAGCACCAACAGAGTAAAATCTTAAGGTGCTTATTTTTTACGCAATTATAATGGCTGGGCTATATCTGATGG